CCAACGGCATCCAGAACGTGGACCGCAATATCGCCCGCCTTGACGGCGTGGAGATCCAGGAAGTCCCCGAGGACATGATGAAGACGCTTTACAGCTTCACGACCGGCTGGGCCGTGGACGGATCCGCCGCACAGATCAAGATGCTGTTCTACGATCCGATGGCCGTCGCGGCTCCGATCGTATACGACACCAGCATGATCACGCCGCCCAGCGCACAGAGTAAGGGCAAATACCTCTACTATGAGCGCTATTACTATGACGTTTTCCCGCTGAACCAGAGACAGGGCGGCTTCTACGCTGTCCTGGGATCCGCACCCAGCCTGGGCGAGCTGACCGTCACCTCCGTGGCAGCGACCGCGGCTGGCACTTCCGCAGGTGACTCCGTGATCACTGTATCCGGCAAGCAGATCTGGGGCACTGGTGCACCGGTGGAAGGCACTAAGCTGGTCTACTGCGCGAATGAAAACAACGCGGTCTCCGTCACCTATGGAGCAGTTCCGGATGCAACGAAGACCTGGGTCGATATGACCAGCAACCCGGAGACCATCACGGCAACCGGCAGCAAGGTCATCACCGTCGTCCTGGTCAATAAGGAGACCGGCTTCGCGATCGCTGAAGGACACGCGACCCAGGTGGTCGGAGCCTGATAAGGAGGTGGGCCCGTGGCACTTGTAACGCTTGTGTACTACCAGGACACGTTCCTGGGCGAGCCGGTGGCCGCGGACGACTTCCCGCGCTTTGAACTGAGGGCCCAGGAGCTGATCCTGGGCCTGATCAGGCAAACGGAGGAGCAGGTCGCGGAGCTCAGCGAGCAGCTGCAGACGGCGGTCAAGAAGGCGGTCTGCGCCCAGATCGAATACTTCCAGGAGTACGGGATCGGCGTGGCGGTCTATGGGAAGGAAGCCGGCGGCGGCTTCACGGTCGGCAAGGTCTCCGTGAACAACGGCAGCAGCACGGCCGCAGCCTCCGGCGCCAGGTCCATGATCGCCCCAGCGGTCTATGTATATCTGGAACAGACCGGCCTGCTGAACCCAGCGGTCGGCGTCGCGGGTATGCCGGACCAGGCCTGGGGGTGGTGGCTATGAGTTTAGCGCCTATTCCTTCCAGGATGCTGCACGACACCGTCAAGCTGCGGGTGGTGACCGGCATGGACCGCTTCCAGCAGAAGACTTACGAGGACCACACGATCCAGCACGTGCACCTGCAGGGCTCCAGTGACACGATCAAAGGGCCGAACGACACGGAAGTGCAGCTGAAGGGCATCTTATTTATCGACGCCCGGAAGAGCCTCCCGGTCCTGGACCCTTACGCTCTGCAGCAGCAGAGCCTGGCCGCAGGAGACACCATGCGCGCCGTCGTAACGGACGCCAGCGGGACCCAGATTGGGGACTTCGCGGTCCTGATCGTTGAAGGCCTTCCGGACGTTCCGGCCAACAGGCCGCACCACTGGGAGCTGTCCCTGGTCTGAGGAGGTGATCCCATGGCCGTTATTGTTAAGACGGACAGAGCAAAGTGGACGCAGACGATGAACCACGCGCGGGACGTGGCGGCCTACGCCCTGGCGGAGCAGATGCTGGCGGACAGCGAGAAGTACGTCCCGTACTCAGCCGGGTCCGTGCAGAGCGCAGGGCACCTGCGGGAGTCGACGCGGATCGAGAAGGGCGAGGACGGCCGCTACTATATCATCTGGGACAGCGTTTACGCACTGTACCAATGGTTCGGCGTCCGGGCCGACGGGTCGCACCGGGTCCAGCACTACACCACGCCGGGCACCGGGACGCAGTGGGTCGAGAAGGCCCGCGCGGAGAACGGCGCCCGCTGGGCTGAGATCGTACAAAAGGCATTTTCTGGAGGGCTTGAATGAGTTTTATAAACGCGCTTATGGAAGCCGTGGCGGCACTGGCCGAAACGGCAAAAACCGAACCGGCGGATCCTGAGCAGGAAGGGCTCATCCGCGGAGCGGACCCCGAAGCAGAGAGTGAGACGGAGTCAGAGAGCGCTTCAGGATCAGAGAGCGAGACGGAGTCAGAGAGTGCTTCAGGATCAGAGAGCGAGTCAGAGAGCGAGGCGGGGCTTTACGCTTCGATCGTCTTCGGATCAGATCCGCCGTATAACGGCATTTGCATGATCCAGGGCGCCGGCTTTCCGGACGAAAAGCATCTGGACACCGGGATGCTCTATCGGCTGCCGGTCCTGCTGAACGGCAAGAACGAGAGTCAGGAGCTGCTGCTTGAAGACCTGACAGCGATCCACGCGGTCCTGACTAAGCGGAACGACTTCAGCGAGCTGAACACCGACGAAGTGCAGGTCGTGGCCATACGGACCACGTCCCTGCCGCAGATCATCGGCAGAGAGCAAAACAATCAATGGATCGCCGGGTCCAGCCTGGAGATCTCTTTTTATTGGAGGTAAATAATGGCAATTTCAAAAGCTGATTTTAATGCGGCCACTGTCCCGGCGGTCACTCCGGTCTATTCGATCAAGGCGGAGATCGACACCACGCCGACCGGGCAGGCACGCACCTGGAAGAACCTCTGCGCCGGCTGGGATAACATCACGGAAGCCCTGAACGAGCAGGTGCAGCAGTACTTTTTCCTCTGCGGGAATGGCTTCGCGACGAACTACGTGACCGGCATCGCGCCGGCCATCACGCTGTCCGGCCGCCGGGTCCTGGGCGACGACGCGCAGACCTACATCTTCGGCCTGAAGTATAAACCGATGAAAGACAGGCAGACGAACTTCCGTCTGTCCCGCACCGGAGCGGACGGGACCGACGAGGTCCTGGCGAGCGCGCACGTGACGCTGGTCAACATCAGCGACATTTCCGGCGCTACCAACGACGCCAGTGCGTGCTCCGTCGAGATCCGTTTCGACGGCGAGCCCTACGTGGGCGACGCCTGGGCAACCTGAGCATGAGCGCGGACGGCTTCACGGCTGTCCGCGCCTTTTTTAAGAAGGAGGATACAAATGTCATACACAATAGAACGGTCCGCCCACATCGTGGACGAGATCACACTCACGGACCACGCGGAGACGCTGGTCATCAAGGTCGACCTGGTCGTCGACGACATTCTCGCGGGATATACAGGCACCACGAAGGCCCTGGCGCAGGCCAGGAAGGCCGTGGAAGAAGCACAGCAGAGCAACGACCCGGAGGCGATACAAGGCGCGCACGCGGCCTTCTGCGACGCCGTGCGGGCCATGTTTACGCTTTTCTTCGGGACCGACCAGACGCAGCAGCTGGTGGACTTTTATGGAGGGAAGTACAGCGAGATGCTGGGCGACTTCTTGCCATATATCCGCGATGTGCTGCTGCCGCAGATCGACAAAGCGAAGGACGCCGCCGTTAAGCGGTACACGGCGTGGAAGGGCTGAGGCCATACGACCCGCTGCCGGCGACCATAGAGCACAACGGGACCCACTACTGGCTGGACCTGTCCTATGCCGCCGTCTTTGCGGCGACGGATGCGCTGCAGGACGCCCGCCTGGACGATCTGACAAGGCTCCGCGCGGCGCTGTCCCTGCTGGTGGAAGGACCGCAGCCTCCGGACGATCCGGAGCTCCTGGGGGCCATTGTGGCGCTCATACGGGACGAGGACCGGCACGACACCGGGCCGAAGACTCTGGACATCGTCCAGGACTGGCCGTACATTTGCGCGGCCTTCCAGCAGGCCTACGGCATCAACCTATACGAGGACAAAAGCCTGCACATCATACGCTTCCGGGCGCTGCTGCAGGCAATACCGAAAGACACAAAGCTGGCGGAGATCGTCGGGATCCGCGGCGCGAAGATACCAAAACCGACAAAATACAACCAGGAACAGATCGCGGACCTCACCCGCTTAAAGAGCATTTACGCCCTTCGCGGCAGCGCGTCAACGCTGCAGGATGGCTGGGCGAAACTTGCGAATACACTGATAGCGAGGGCTGAACATGGGAGCAGAGGTCGGATCAGTTAAATATGCCGTTGAGCTGGACGACACCAAACTGGACCAGCAGGCAGACAAAACAGAAAAAACGATCACTTCGAAGCTGGGCGGGGCCTTCGGCAAGGCTGCCGGGGCGATCGCGGCAGGCACCGCTGCCGTGGCCGGCGGCGTGGCTATCGCCGGGAAGGCCATGATCAGCATGGCGGGAGACGTCAGCAAGACCGGCGACGAGATCGACAAAATGAGCCAGAAGATCGGCATCTCCGCCCAGGCGTACCAGGAATGGGCCTACGTCTTCGAGCGGTCCGGGGCCGACGTGAACAACCTGCAGACCGGCATGAAGACGCTATCCAGTGTCATTGCCGACGCCGCGGCAGGATCCGAAGGAGCAGCTGCGAAGCTGGAGGCCGTCGGGATCTCCATCGAGGAGATCGGGGCCCTGAGCCAGGAGGACCAGCTGGCGCTGGTGATCTCAAGGCTTCAGGAAATGGAAGGCGGCGCGGAGCGTACTGCGGCAGCGTCGGATCTCCTGGGCCGGTCCGCCACGGACATGGCGGCGGTCCTCAATATGACCGCAGAGGACACCCAGGCCCTGATCGACGAGACGCACGAGTACGGGATGCTGATGAGCGACGAAGCGGTGGCGGCATCGGCGGCGTACCAGGACAGCCTGACGAAGATGCAGCACACGATGGACGGCCTGAAGAATGGCCTGGCGACGGCGCTGCTGCCCGGGCTGATCGAGGTCGTCGACGGCATCACGGAAGTGGCGAACGGCTCCGTGGAGCTGGGCGACGCGATCGACCACGGCATAGAAGCCATGCTGGACACGATCGACAAGAAGCTGCCGGAGGTCCTGGCCCGTGGCGTCCAGATCATCACGAAGATCGCGGAAGGCATCGCGAAAAACGCCCCGAAGGTCGTGGAGGCGATCGTCCGCGTGACGAAGAGCCTGATCGAGAAGCTGGTAGCGGCTCTGCCTGACTTCCAGGCAAAAGCCGTCGATATGCTGACCAGCATCGCGGGCGGCATTATGCAAAACGCGCCCGCGGCCATCACGGCGATCGGGAACGTGATCACTTCCCTGCTGCAGAAGCTGATGGAAAACCTCCCGGCCATGCTGCAGAAGGGCGTCGAGATGTTGACCAGCATCGCGAGCGGCATCGCGCAAAACGCGCCCGCGGTCCTGAGCGCCATCGGGAACGTGATCGGGCAGATCCTGGCGACGATCGTCTCTAACCTGCCGCAGATCCTGCAGAAGGGCGTCGAAATGATCGGCCAGCTGGCGGCCGGCCTGATCAAGGCCGTCCCGCAGGCCGTTAAAGGCATCGGGGAAGTGATCAAAGGGATCCAGAACGCCTTCAAAGACATTAGGTGGGCGGATATTGGCCGCGCCGTGATCGAAGGCATCGCAAACGGCCTCCGAAACGCCGGCGGGATCCTGCTGGACGTCGGGCGCCAGGTCGCAAACCGGGCCTTCGAAGGCATCAAAGACTTCTTCGGCATCGCGTCCCCGTCAAAGCTAATGCGTGACCAGGTCGGCGTTTACATCCCGGCCGGCATCGCGGAAGGCATCGAGGACGGCTCCGGAGAGCTGGACGACAGCATCGACAGCCTGAACACCCGGATGCTCAGGGACTTCACGGCGGACGTCAACTACAATCTGCCGGATATGGCGGCGTATGCTGCAGGCCTGGGCGCGTCTATCAGCGCCACCGGTAGCGCACAGATCAACGTCCCGCTGATCGTTGACGGCCGGGAGATCGCGCGGGCGACAGCATGGTACACGAACGAGCAACTGGCATGGGAGGCGAGAGCGAGATAATGACCCAGAACGAATACAGCGCATTTATCAACGGCGTGGACATCGCGGACTTCGGGGCTCTGGTGGAGAGCTACGTGATCGGCGGCGTGCCATTTAATAATACCATATACCAGGGCCGGAACCGGACCAGCTTCCAGGAGCTGAGTTATCAGATCGGACTCCGGCCTATCACTCTAAACTTATTTTTCGCGGCAGCGTCCCAGCATGAGCTGGCCATGCACAAGAGCCAGCTGGACGCCCAGATGGTCGGGAAGTTCGAGATCCGGCTGCCGGACGGCTTTCTGTACTCCTGTATCGTTGAGGAGATCGGAGCGGTCCAGATGCTGGGCCAGGAAGGGAACCAGATGATCGCGCAAAGCGCTTACACGCTGCAGGGCATCCGGCACGACCCGCTGCGGACGGTGACCGGGAACACGATCCTGGTGGAAGGCACGGCGCCACGTATGGACGCCCGGCTGAAGTGCGTCACCACAGCGGCGCGGGCCACGCTGCAGATGGGCCCGGTCACTTTTGCGAGCGTCCCGAAGGGCGCGACGGTGATCGCGGACGGCATCGACGGCGTGCTGACCGTGAACGGCGTGAACGTGATCCCATCCTTCGAGTCGCTGCCGTACGTCGTCCCGGGCCGGCAGACCATCACCTGCCCGGAGACGCTAACTATTG